TGCGGTAAGATATTCTTCATAGACAGCCTTGCCGTCGTCTTCGCCAATGTACCCAAGCGCGGCAGCCTCGACCGTGCGCATGGCAAGGCGGGGCAGGCTATCTTTGCCGAGCGCGCTTTCGCGGCCCAGCTCACGTACGTCTGACATATAGGCTTTGCGACCGTCATCGAGAGCGGCAGAGTTAGAAAGATTAGTCATGATTGCACCTCGTTTTGTTAACCTTCCGATGGGGATTTGCTGCGAGTGGCTCGGAAGTTATCCACAGGCAGAATATAGAATTAACGATTACCTATCGTTTACCTAGTGAGGTATTGGGGATAGGTTATTCTTAATTCTATATTTTAACGGAGCATTTACTTTCGTAAGTGATTGATATTGCTGGCGAAAAATTTATTCTTAATTCTTTATTTTATAAAAACGAGGGTGCAATGGTGTTATGCGCCCCAAAAAACCGTCGGCATAAAGAAGCGCCGCCCCCCTATACCTCTCAAAATAAAGAATTAAGAATTAAGAATTAAATATAATATTTGTTTACCTACAGCTAGCGTCTCTGCGGTCTAAAAATGAGCGGCGAACATTGCAATGCGAGCGCATGTTTCGCGCGCCTCAGCCTTGCCGGATGGCGTGGTATACCCGCGCGGCGCGAAGTTACCGGGCGTTGTGTCGAGCGCCCACGTCTTACGCGGCGCGCCGCCATAGCGGCGATCCTGCGAATGTTTCATAGCCTTAGCTGCGAGATTGCGATTGCCCTTTGCCATGTTACCCCCCAAGGTAAACCATTGGTTAAAAAGTCTAACCTTGATTAGACCATTAAACCATTGGACCACGCGCACCTCTGACCTTGCGCGTGGTTCATGATTGATTGTTGTGATGGTTTAGGCGTTGAACCATCTAACCGTTCCAAGATCCGCCCGTACCTCGCAAGGTACGTTTAGCCTTGGCACCCCATTGCAGCGCGACGCATGTTTCAGCTATCGCGTTGGGGAGAACCGCCACGCCCTACCTACAGGGCCAGACTTGCGCCTTGCGCAACACGGAGCATGGGCTCGCGTGGGGGTCCGATGGTTTGATGGCATGGCGGGCGGACCCATTACACCATGCGCATTGCGGGCGGGAACCCCGCGACTGTGTCGGTAACTCCATGCACCTCCTGACCGAGTTATTGGGGCGGGCCGGTCGGTTGCCCCTCATGCCCTAGCTATTGGGGCGGGGGCATACCCCGGGGGGTATATGGACAGGGGGGAGGGGGTGGTAGGGGGGCTTTTTTCGGGTACCTTAAAAATATATAGCACCAAAAAACCATCACATTAACCAATCATTAACCCAACAAAAACCCCCGCTCCGAAAAGCGAGGGCTACAAATTTTATGGTTTGATGGTTAGGTCCAAGCACCCGCAGAAACACGAGCACGTCCCTCACGACGTGGGCGCTGCTGCAGACGACCAGCAATCATGCCGACCATACCACCATGAGCCGCCAGCGCCGCGTACTGGAGTGCATCAATGACGTGCGAATATTCGTTCTTGTCGGGGGTTGGACGCATCTTCCCGCTGCGGGTTTTGGCGTAGCGGTACCCACCTGACAGGGCGCGCACGACAGTTGGGCAGCGATCTTTATCAATCAAGATGGCTGGGCCACCGTCACGCTGTGCCAAAAGGAATGCTTCGATGGATCTGATGCGGGGGTCGATATCGTTTGTCGGTGCGGGGAACGCCATGAACCCCATTCGCTTCAAAGCATCAAACGACGTCTCTTCGTAAATTGATCCCTTCGACCGACCGGCGGGGTCGCCCACCACTGCAACAGCCCGGCCCATAAACATCGGGTCCATCAAAGCAGGGCGCAGGTTGCGCTCCACATGCAGTTCCAATCCAATGTCCTCAGCCACCACTTCTGCCAGAACGAGGAAACGGCCCTTGTGGTCGAGTTGGCAGATGATGCTGCAGGGGTCGCGGCCAAAGTCCTGCCCGATGATAAGCGGGTGGCCGGTGACCGGGGCCACGCCCTCCACAACATGAAACGATTGCTTGAAGCTTTCGCGGAACACGGCGCTGCCGGAGGGGTCATCACCGAACTGCGCGTGCACATAACGCTTGCACCAGTCCTCTGAATTGGAGCGGAGAAAGCGTTCATAGTAACTGCGTCCCTGTTTGCGCCTTACCTCAGAAGTTATTGGTAACCTTAATGTTTCTGGTGTTTGTGTGAGCCATTCAAGGTTTTCTGCGTCCTCTTCCATACCACCCGGCTGGATGAAGATCTGCCAGTCTGGGGGTGTGTCCAGCTCCATGAACTTGTGCCACTGCGATCCTTCAGATGGCATGTTGGTGTCTGCGATGATGCCGAAGAAAGTTGCGCCACCCAGATTGGCTGCGGGGTAACGACCACAACGACCAGCCAGTGGGGAGACGATGCCGACGTCCATCTCGATGCACTCCGACATCCACGCCATCGTGAGCTGCATGGAGAGGAGGCGACGCTGGTCCTCTGGAGTGTCGAGAGGGATGAGGAGCCATTCGGAGCGCACGTCACCTATGCGGATATGGATAGTGTTTTCCGATACTTTGTACTCAGCAATGCCGTCGAGCCATGTTGTGATGTCTTTGAGCACCGTGTCTTTAAGCTGCTTGAGGGTCTGGCGGACGATAGCCATGCGGGTGTAGCGCAGTCCGTCGGGGGCGGGGGTCTGCTCGCAGGCGCGTCGGAACAGCTCAAACAGGCAGGCGGTCGTCTTGCCGGAGCCGACGGGTCCAGCGATCATACGACCAAACGATTGGGATTTCATAAACGCGGCGCATGTCGGGGGCGCTGAGTAATTGATAACAGGCATTATTCCTCCTCGTGGTCGATGACCTTGTAGGGCACTTCCTTCTCAATTTTGATCTGGTTGTCGGCCCCTAGATTGATGGTCACCGAGAACTTCTCGCTGCCCTCCACCCCTTGCGTTCCACCTATACCAACACCGGCCCATCGGCTGATGAGCTTACCGGCTTCGACTTTGGCGTTGAGGCTCTCGTCACGGTCGTTCATGCGGGTGAAAAGTTCGGGGAGCCATTCCTCAAGCGCGGCTGCCGACTTAAGTCGGAGGCGCTCCTGAGTGTTGAGGGCGGAGCCCCACGCGGAGGTCTCGCTCTCCAAGATCATGCGGAAACGGGTGTTGCTCTGGATAGCGTCCCATTGATCTTGATTGACGCCATTGTCCTTGAGGATGGTGTCGAGGGGCTGGATGTCCATCGCGATCTCGCGGGCCAGCTTGATAAGCATACCTTCGGAGAGGGCAGGCTCAGGCACGGGCAACTGCGCCATAAAGTTTCTCCTGTAGTTGTCAAACAGGGCGACTATACTGTATCGTGCACGTAAACGTCGAGGCCCGTCTCGCGGAGCGCCCTCTCATGCTTATTACCACGTATCGTTTCAGTAAGGACAAAAGCTGATGGCAGATACACTCGGCCAGCGCGGTGTTCTGCGCGTCGTGTCACCAGCGCAGCTTGAGACCGCGCTCCAGAAGCAGGATCAAGAGCGCGTTGCAGCGCAGGTCACCGAAGGTCCGGTGATGTCTAACCTTGCGGGGTTTATCCGCACCCAGTTTGAAATGATGAAGCAGCATCGCAACGATGCGATGGCTGGTTGGTCTGAGCGTCTGCTCATCGCGCTGCGCGCGTTCAACGGTCAGTATGATGCTGCTAAGATAGCAGAGATCAGGAAGTTCGGTGGGTCTGAGGTCTACGCACGCATCATTGCAATGAAATGCAGAGGCGCATCTTCATTGCTTCGGGATGTGTATCTTGCACCAGATCGTCCGTGGGGTCTGTCTCCTCCCCAAGACCCGGACGTGCCTCCTCAGATTGTCGCGACAGTTCAGCAACTCGTACAGGCCGAGATTGCTGCCATGTCGCAGGCAGGCATCCCACCGGACCCGACAGTTATCCGTGATCGCACGCTCCAGCTTATGGAAGCCGCGCGGATGGCAGCAAAGAAACGTGCTACGCAGCAGGCCAAGATCGCTGAAGAGCGTATTGACGAGATCCTCACTCAGGGTGGCTTCTACAAAGCGTTTGCTGAGTTTATCACTGATTTGCCGCTGTTTCCGTTTGCTTGCATCAAAGGGCCAACGGTTCGCATCGTCCCAACAGTTGTGTGGGAGAACGGTCAGGCTGTAATCGCGCAGCAGCCAAAACTTTTCTGGAACCGCGTGTCGCCATTCGACTTGTGGTGGACGCCGGGTGCGTCTGACATTGAGGACGCATCGGTCATTGAGCGTACGCGCGTGACCCGTGCGGATCTCAACGACTTGCTTGATCTGCCCGGTTACAACCATGACGAAGTTCGCGCTGTGCTCGATGAGTATGGTCGCGGTGGCATCTCTGATGATTGGGATACGACCGACAGCGAGCGGGCCATCATGGAGAGCCGTGAGAACCCGCAGATGAACCGGTCGGGCATGATCTCCTGCCTTGAGTTCCACGGTAACGTCCAAGGACGGATGCTATTGGAATACGGCATGGATGAAGCTGACATCCCAGATCCGATGCGCGATTACTTCGTGCAGGCTTGGTTGATTGGCACGCACATCATCAAGGTGCAGCTCTCGCCGTCACCGCGTAAGCGCCACTCCTACTTCATCACATCATTTGAAAAAGTTCCGGGTACCCCAGTGGGTAACGGTTTGCCGGATATCCTCAGCGATATCCAAGAGGTGGCTAATGCGTCGCTTCGTGCGCTGGTCAACAACCTGTCTATCAGCTCTGGCCCACAGGTCGTCGTCAACGATGATCGCCTTGCGCCGGACGAAGATGGCGAAGAGCTTTACCCGTGGAAACGCTGGCACGTCCAGAGCGACCCGATGGGTAATAACTCTCAAGTGCCGATTAGCTTCTTCCAGCCATTATCGAACGCGAACGAGCTTCTTGGGGTTTATCAACAGTTTAATAACCTCGCAGATGAGCTGTCCGCCATCCCTAAATATCTCTCTGGGCAGGGAGTTGGCGGTGCCGGTCGCACGGCGTCTGGCTTGGCGATGCTCATGGGCAATGCCTCCAAAATTCTCCAGACAGTCGCCGCCAATATTGATCGCGACGTTCTCGATCCGCTGCTGACGCAGCTCTTTGATATGCTCATGCTCACCGACCAGTCGGGCATGTTGACGGGTCAGGAGCAGGTCCGCGTGATGGGCGTTAACGTCGCCATCCAGCGTGAGACGCAGCGCGCTCGTCAGCTTGAGTTTCTGCAGATCACCGCCAATCCGCTCGATGCACAGATCGTTGGTCCCAAAGGTCGCGCTGCTGTGCTACGTTCGGTTTCTCAAACTATCGGTCTCGATAGCGCGAGCATCGTCCCCACGGACGATGAGCTTAACAAGATGCAGGAAGCCGCAGCAGGTGCACAGGCTGGCATGGCGCAAGCCGCAGCACAGGCGCAGGGTGGGCAGCAGGGTTCCAACGTCACCAACGATATGGGTCCACGGACAAATATCACCGGCGGCGCTGGTTAACGAAGGAGAGATCTCATGGCTATGGGTAAAGAAAAGTCGTCAAAGAGTGCGGTGTTTGCCAAGGGCGGCAAGACCGGTTTTGCTGGTAAGCAGATGAAGACGGGCACGCAGGTTCCCGGTCAGTCGGCACAGATGGGTCGCGGCAGCGCGGGCTTCGGTGCTAAGGGTGGCCCGTCGGGCAAGGTCGGCAAGCAGAAGGGCTCTGTCCCGGCTAAGCCCGGCGTCTCGGCGTCCAACTAATGGCTAAGGGCATTTCGATGCCTCGCACCAAAATAAAAGGTGCGGTTAAGAGTTTGGAGCGGCGTGAACGCGCCGTCTCCATTCCTCGCGTTACTGGACCCATGAGACCAAGACCTCCTAAGAGCACGAGAGACTATCGCAAAGATAGTATCAAGGGCATCAACGAGTTCAGCGGTGCCGGGTTTGGCGACACAGGTCTTACAGGCGAGAGCTAGGAGAACAGCATGAAGCCGAAGATGGACGGCGTCATCAAGAACGTCGGTAAGGGATCTCATGAAGAAGAGCTTCCGACCCGGTTTTCTCGCGATGACTTTACCGGCGCAACTCAGTTTCAGCGTGCCGATAACTATTACGGCAAGCAGAAGCGCAAGGTTGATGTCGAGATGGAGAAGCTCATGAAAGAGACTTCTGCGTTCGGCGCAACCCCAATGGTGGGGCGTGGTTATTGAGCGACCGCGATCTCATCCTCAAAGCAGCAGCAGTTGCTAGTGTAGCCCCCAAGGAGTGGTCGGACTTCTTGGCGGCTTTTTCTTTGTATACCGACAATCGTCGTGACCAGTGCGTCTCGTCCCCCGCTGATGCCATTTTTGCAGCCCAAGGTCGTGCACAGCAGTGTGCCTCGCTCCTTCGGCTGTTCCAAGAATGCCGTCAGACGGCTGACCAGATACAGGAGAAGCGTAAATGACAGCATTTGTACCCGGTCAGATTGACCCAAACGTAAAGATCCCTGACGCTATTAAGGCAACCGCCGCCCGTGCGGATGCAGCATTTAATGCAGCGTATAACGCCAACACAGAGGATGGCGATGGGGTTTCGGAAGAGGGCAAAGAAGCAGCAGGTGAAGACCAGCAGGGCTCCTCGCAAACCACGGATGAAACCAAAAAACCTCTTGAGACTTCTGCTGACCAGTCTGCGCCTAAGGGTGACGAAGACCAGTCATGGGAGCACCGATACAAGTCGATGAAGGGTCGCTACGACCGTGCGGAGATGCAACTCCGCAACATGAGCGACCAGATCACCAGCCTGCAGAACGTGATCGCAACTATGCAGGTCACAGCTCCGGCTGGGCAGGGCAGTTCTGAAATGGCAGCAGAGCGCCTTATTACCGCTGAGGAAGAGAACGACTATGGTTCTGAGTTCCTCACTGTGGTGGGTAAGAAGGCGAAGGAAGAACTGCTGCCAATCGTCAAAGGTTACGAGGCAAAAATCGCTGAGCTTGAGGAGCGTCTCAAGAATGTTGGCGGTTATGTCCAGCAGGACGCCCGTGCCCGTATGGAAGGAATGTTAGACGAGCGTGTCCCCACTTGGCGGGATATCAACTTCGATCCGAACTTTATTTCGTGGTTGAAGTTGCCAGATCCTTATTCTGGTGTTATTCGTCATGAGATGTTGAAAGCCGCGTACGAGCGGAACGACACCCCTCGGGTAGTGGCTTTCTTCAACGGCTTCCTCGCTGAAGAGGCTGCTACGGACCCCGCAAGGGAAGAGACAGGCCGGACAGAAGCTCCCGCCAAACCGTCTCTGGAACGCTTTGCGGCACCGGGCAGAGCCAAGACTGCAGCGGCCTCTGGTGCCCCTGCTGAGAAGCCCATCTTCACCCGCGCCCAAATCGCTAAGTTCTATGCCGAAAGCGCCGCCGGTAAATACCGGGGAAAAGAGGCAGAGAAGGATCGCATCGAGGCCCAAATCTTCGAGGCGGAGCGAGAAGGACGCATCAGGTAATCTTCTCTCTTGGGAGCCTAACAAATGGCATTTCCTAATGCAGGAGCGGGTACTACCCCTCCGATCTACCCGACTGGTTCTACCAGCAACAACCTCTCCTCGACCGGCTTCATCCCTGAAATCTGGTCGGGCAAGCTCGTCGAAAAGTTCTACGCCTCGACCGTCTTGGCTGCGATCTCGAACACCGACTATGAAGGTGAGATCAAGAACCAAGGCGACAAGGTCAAGATCCGCACGAAGCCGACGATCACCATCTCGGACTATCGCGCTGACGGTCTTCTCTCGCTGCAGCGCCCGACGGGCAATGTGGTCGAGCTGAACATCGACAACGGCAAGTACTTCAACACGATCCTCGACGACGTCATGGACGTTCAGTCGGATCTCAACCTTCTCAGCATGTGGTCGGATGACGCTGCTGAGCAGATGAAGATCACGATTGATACGACTGTACTCGCCGGTATCCTTGGTGGCGCAAACTCTTACAACAAGGGTGCAACTGCCGGTAAGATCTCTGGCAACATCAACCTCGGCGTGACGGGCACCCCGCTCTCCACGACCGCGATTGCTGCTACTGGCAAGGTCGATATCCTCTCGGTTCTCCTCCGTCTCGGCCAGTGCCTTGACGAACAGAACATCCCGGAAACGGGCCGTTGGGTCGTCCTGCCGACTTGGGCTGCTACGCTCATCAAGCAGTCGGAACTCCGTCAGGCTTACCTGTCGGGTGACGGCGTCTCGATCCTGCGTAACGGTCGCCTCGGCATGGTTGACCGCTTCACCCTGTACACCTCCAACCTGCTCCCCACGGGCGTGGCTGGTGGTCTCGCCGCTGGTGAAACGGCCATCTACGCTGGTCATGCCCACGGCCTGACCTTCGCTTCTCAGGTCTCCAAGGTCGAGACGCTCCGTTCGGAGCAGACCTTCGGTACGATCCTGCGCGGCTTGCAGGTCTATGGCTACAAGGTCATCGACGGCTCCGCGATTGCTCAGGCAATCGTGACCCCCGGCTAATAGAAATGGAGCCCCCTAACCGGGGGCTCCTATTCTTCCTTGGGGGATACTCATGGCGCTTGATACCGTTGCAGATTACGTCCAAAACGCTCGTGTCCTTCTGCAGGATGAGATCGCGGACTATCGCTATTCCGATAGCGAGCTTGTCGAGAATATGAACCTTGGCTTGCTTGAAATCCGCCGTCTGCGCCCTGATCTTGTGCGGGCTTATTTCCGCTCTTCTATTCCGACCTATACGACGACCAACATGTCGTCGACCAACGTAGCAATGGACCCGATGTACCGTGTGTCCCTGCTCTACTACATTTGCGGTCAGGCTCAGCTTCGCGATGATGAGAATACACAGGATGCCCGCGCATCCGTATTCCTCAACAAGTTCGTGGCGCAGATGCTAACTATCCAGTCGTGAGGGGCTTATGAACGCCGATATCAATCGACTGATGGATAACCTCCGCGTTCGCCTGCCGGGCGCAACGGATACCGCCCTTAAACTTGAATTTTTCACGACGATGGATCTGTTCTTCCAGAACACCAACATCTGGGTGGAAGACGTTGAGTTTGCGGTTACTCCCGACGTGAAAGACTATGTCGTCACGCCATCTGGCGTTGCAACCATCGTACGCCTCATGGGTGTCGTGAACGCCGATGAGAAGCCCGTGGGCGCGCTTATGATGATCCCCGGAGAGCTTGAGCTTGTTATTTCTCCGACGCAGTCCAGCACCTACACAGCTCGGATTGCGCTGACCGTTACTGATCCAACCACTCGTGATGACTATCCTGAGTTTCCAGACTGGATCATTACAAAGTATGGGGCAAACATCCTTAACGGTGTGCTCGGTCGGATGATGTCACAGATTGCCAAACCATACTCTAACGAGCGGATGGCGATCTATCATATGCGTGAGTTTAGCAACTGCGTTGCCATCGCTAAAGTTGAAGCGCAGCACAGAAACGTATATCGTGGGCAGAGTTGGAGGTTCCCTCAGACTTTTGCCCGTCGTAGGGCTAGGGCTTGGTAGCTGATTGATGCCCATAACTGACCGGAGAACGTAAGATGGCCTCGTACAACAAATTTCAGGTCTTCACCAAAGACCTCATCGAAGGGAAGCACAACTTTGCTTCCAACACTTTCAAGATCATGCTCACGAATACAGCGCCGGTTAATACGAATGCTGTTAAGGCGGATCTTACCGAAATCAGCGCGGGCAACGGTTATACGGCTGGCGGTACTGCGACGACGATTACCTCTTCCACTTCGGCTGGTACTGCTAAGGTGACAGGCACAGACGTTGTGTTCACCGCTGCTGGTGGCGCGATTGGCCCGTTGCGTTACGCAGTGCTTTACAACGACACACAGACCACACCGCTTAAGCCACTCGTTGCTTGGTGGGACTATGGCTCTTCGATTACTCTGAACGACACCGAGACGCTGACTGTCGACTTCGACAACACCAACGGCATCTTCACGGTGACCTAATCGGAAGGTGATTAGAGATGGCTATCTCACTCAAGCATTCGTTCACGTCTCCAAAAGCGGACGGTGTAGATAGTACGCTCGTCCAGCCTTCCAACTGGAACGCTGAGCATACGATCACACTCGCTGCCGGTAAGGTGCTTGGGCGCGATACGTCCGCTGCAGGTGCGATGCAGGAATTGCCGCTGGCGTTTGATACGTCCGGCAACGCTTCGCTTTCCGCGACTGGCTTCTTCACCACAGCAGTTGGTACAACGGCGCAGCGCCCGGGCGTTCCGGTCACGGGCATGTTCCGTTTCAACAGTTCGCTGTCCAAGTTTGAAGGCTACAACGGTTCCGCATGGTCGCCTGTTGGCGGCGGCGGTGCAACGATTAGCGACACTGCTCCGGCTTCTCCGTCCGCAGGTGATCTGTGGTGGAACTCTTCAAACGGCCAGATGTACACCTACTATAACGACGGTACGTCGTCGCAGTGGGTTGTTGCTAACTCATTCACTGGCGGTTCTGCTTACTTGCCACTTACGGGCGGCACAGTTAGCGGGAACCTTACTGTTGCTGGCAACGTGGGGATCGGAACCAGCAGTCCACAAAAGAAATTTGTTGTTTCCAATTCTGGTGCAGTCGGCATGGAGTGGTCTCCTACTGATTACACTGGGAACATGCGTCAGCTTGCGTACAACCGCAATACAAGCGCATACGTTGCTCTTCGCACCGAAGCTTCTCAACATGAACTGTACATTGGAGGCACAGAAGCTGTTCGCATCGACACCTCCGGCAACGTGGGGATCGGGACGAGTTCGCCTGCATCAAAATTGGAAATTTACTCAACCGCAAACTCTTATACAGCAACGCGTGTTACATCTAATAGCGGCACGGCATATGTAGAACTTTACGCAAATCCTGTGGCGGGCTTGACGGGTTTGGCATCCAGCAGCACAAATCCTATGGCGTTTAATGTCAACGGCGTTGAACGCGGACGCTTTGCCGCCAATGGTGATTTTTGGTTCAACAGTGGATACGGGAACCCCGCTGTTGCTTACGGTTGCCGTGCGTGGCTGAACTACAATCTGTCAACGCAGACAACCCGTGCAAGCGCCAACGTCTCGTCGGTGACTTACAACAGCACTGGCTACTTCACGATTAACTTCACCAATTCCATGCCGGACGCAAACTACGCGATTGCTGGTATGGGTGAGTGGACCAGTGGCTCTACAGCGCAGACATATCCATTCGTGCGGAACACCACTCCTCCGACCACAACCAACTGCCCAATCGTTGTTAGCTCTAACGGGTTTCAAAACCCTACTTGGCTGACAATTATGATTGTGAGGTAATCTAATGGATCAGTTCATCATCTACCCCAATGACGAAGGCGGCGTTGCGCTGATTATGCCAACAGGTGAATTGGCTCTTGCTGAAGTGGCACGCAAAGACGTTCCTGCTGGCAAGCCTTACAAAATCATTGCCCGTACAGACTTTGCTGACTTTGACTTCTTTGACGCATGGGAAGCAGATTTCTCAACGCCAGATGGTCATGGCATCGGTGCGGAAGCTTGGTTTGCCGAACAGGAGGCAAGCAAATGATTACGGTCAATATGAACAAAGCCCGTGACATTCATCGGGCACGCCTTCGCGAAGCCCGTGCGCCGCTGTTTGCTGCCCTTGATGTCGCCTTCCAGCGGGCTATGGAGTCTGGTGCTGACACGGCTGAAATCGTCGCCAAGAAGCAGGCTCTTCGCGATGTTACGAAAGACCCCGCGATTGACGCGGCGCAAACTACGGATGAACTAAAAGCCGTGCGGCCAGCTGTTTTTGAAGGGAACTAACTAATGGCTATCGACTTCCCCAGTTCTCCGACGAACGGCCAAGTCTACACCGACAGCACGTCGGGAATGACTTGGGTTTACAACACCACAGACACTGCGTGGTCTGGTAGCTTCAACCGTTCCAACTATGTCAGCCAGACCTTCACAGCAACGTCCGGCCAGACAAGCTTCACGGTCAGCGGTGGTTATTTGCCGAGCCTTGTTGAGGTGTATCAGAACGGTGTGTTGCTGGTGAACGGAACTGACGTGACGGTTACATCCGGCACGGCGGTCGTTCTCGCTGTTGGTGCAACGACTGGTGATATCATTCAGGTGATTGGTAACCAGACGTTTAACTATCAGGGTACTGTTGCAGCAGCAAATGGCGGCACCGGCCTTACCTCTCCCGGCGCTGCTGGCAACGTGCTGACATCTAACGGTACGGGGTGGACAAGCTCTACTCCGCAGTCAACACTGACGGGTGAAATTCTTCTATCTACAGCCGCAAGCAAGAGTGGGTTTCTTAAGTGCGACGGAACGGTTTATAGCCGCTCGTCTTATTCTGCGCTTGCTGCTGCTCTTGGCACGCCTTTGTTCCCAAAAGATACGCTTGCCAACGCATTATCTTCGAGCATCACAGGTTACATTTTTGAAGCAAATGGGCTTTTGTTCAAAAATGGAACTGTAGCGCAGACAGCAGCTAACCAAGCAAACTTTGCAAATGCGTTTCAAACCAGCACAGACGGCATTACTTGGTCTTTGATGACTGGATTGAATATTTACGACGACCCTAGTCACAATCCAGTAGCGTATGGAAATGGACGCTATGTCCTGAATACTCGGCAGTGGAACTATTTTAACTATATCTGGCTGGTTAGCACAGACGGTGTTAACTGGACACGATATGCGTCTACTACTGCTCCTAAAGGCGGTGACTCAAACGAGCCGTGCGATGTTGTTTTTGGTGGGACATCAAACCGCTTTGTCAGACAAAGGGTCGGCCAATCGTCATGTTGCGGTGGCTGGATTTCATCTTTTGCTGCTCTTGAATACAGCACTGATGGTGTAACGTGGACGCTTGCAAACACAAACAATGCAGCGACTAACTATAATTTTGGTTCTAGCATTACTCACCTTGCTGGGTATTCGGGCGGCTTTGTTGCTACACAAGGCAGTTATAATGGCAATACAGGTGTTTATAGCACTTGGATTTTGTATTCTGCTGACGGCGCAACGTGGACTGACATCACGTCAAACGTGAATTCGGTTGCCGCTATTGGTAATTTTTTTACGGGATGCTCTTACGTCAACGGTCGCTTTATCGTTACGACACAGATCGGCCAAATGTATACCAGCACCACAGGCGCAAGTGGAACATGGAGCCTTTTGACAGCAACAAGCTTTGTTGGAGGAAGAATTCGTGGAAACTCCAACGGCTATGTTCAGGGCTCTTACTACAGCACAGATCTTCTTAATTGGTGCAGCCCAATCAACTATGGGCTTGGTGGAATTTATATAACAGCGACGCCAGCTACTGGAACGCGGTTTTATGGAACTGCGTCACGAACTGGTTCTTATTACACCGACCTATATAACTATACGACAGCGACACAATTCCCTGTTCCGTACATGCCTACGCGAAACCTGATTTCGGGTAGTTCTATCCCCCTGACTAACTTCATCAAGACGTGAGGAAGAGATGCTGATCTACAACTATAGCGCGATCAACAACTACTTCACGGGTGTCACTCAGGATATCCCGAATGATGCTGGCATCCCTCCTCTTTGGACAGATGAACCAGTACCATCAATCCCTGCTGGAGAATGGGCTCGCTACAATAACCCCGGCTGGGTTGTAACTGATGTGCCGCCTCCGATGCCGCCTGAGCAGCCTGTTGCTCCCGCTGCTGAAGGCGAACAACCTGTTGCTCAGCCGGGTGAAGCACCGACGGTGATTTGATATGCAAGAAATGCGGTTCACACCGATCTCGACTGGTAAGTTGAAAGGGTCGATTTATGATGCCGCAGAGACGGGTGAGCTGCTGCCAATGCATACACATGACGAGGCAACGGTTCACATCACGATCATTGCACGCGGCTCATTTAAAGCGCATGGTGATGGTTGGGAGATGACAGCAAAAGCAGGCGATGTGATCGACTGGAAAGTCGGACAGAGCCACGAACTTATCGCACTTGAACCGAACAGCCGGTTCGTCAACATCGTGAAGGGTGTGTGACATGACTAAATCAGCAGATATGGGGCAGTTGCTCGATGGTACGAGCAAAGTTCCGGGTACAAAACTCACGGCTGCTTCAGTGCCGGTATCCGCAATTAACGCGACGGGCACCCCTAGCTCATCGACGTTTCTGCGTGGCGATGGTGCGTGGCAAACGCCCGGTGGCGGTTTCAGCAACCTTCAAGTCTTTACAGCATCTGGCACATTCACGGTCCCGGCTGGCATCACCAAAGTCAAAGTCACCGTTGTTGGCGGTGGTGGCGCTGGGGGCACCTTTGATAAAGGTGGCGGTGGCGGCGGCGGCGGGTGCGCTATCAAAATTGTCTCAGGTCTTACTCCCAGCGGAACGGTTTCAATTACTGTTGGCGCTGGTGGCACCGTCGTAGCGGGTAGTTCGGGTAATTCAGGCGGGTCATCGTCATTTGGCGCATATTGTTCTGCCACTGGTGGCGCGGGGGGGCCAACTTCTAGCGGCGCAAATGCTGCCGGGGGTATCGGTTCTTCTGGAGATTTGAACATTGGTGGTTCTGCTGGGTCGTTCGCGGCTTCAAATCCAGATAACACCGTCGCTTTTCAAGGAAATGGCGGTTCCAGCTTTATGGGTGGTGGCGGCGCTGGTTCGGCGGGCAATGCCACAGGAAGCGCGGGCCGTGCTTATGGCGGTGGAGGCGGCGGCGGCAACAATGCTGGCGCAGGCGCTGCTGGTGTTGTAATCGTGGAGTATTAAGATGAAGCAGGCTCTGATCTCCCCTGAAGAAAAAATCTATAAGTACGATGGTACTCTGCTTGGCGACCGCGTTGCTGAAGTAGCGGATCAGTCTTTCGAGATTGCACCTCCGCTGTTTTGGGTTGCCTGTGCGGATGATGTTGTCGCCGATCAGTTTTATTACAACGGTTCAACTTGCGAACCCATTCCGGTTAAACCAATCCCTCCGGCATAATCTAACCATCGGAGCATAAGCGGTGGCCTTTGCGTTCCAAAAAGGGGCGTTTCAAACGACAGCGTTTGAGGTCGCCAAGGACTATGTTCTGGTAGCGGATCAGGGCACGTTCGCGTCTACGGGCGTTGCGGCCAACATCCTTGCTGGCCGCAAACTCGTGTCCGCTCAAGGTACATACGCTGTTGCCGGTGTGGCTGCTTCTCTTCGCGCTACACGTCTTCTGACAGCCGCTCAAGGTACTTATGCTTATACTGGGGTCGCTGCTTCTCTTCGCGCTGCTCGCATGCTCCCCTCAAACCAAGGAGCATACTCAGTTACGGGCGTGGCGGCTGCTCTGCGTGCAACACGGTTACTCACCGCTGCGCAAGGCACATACGCTTACTCTGGTGTGCCAGCTCGCTTAGCTCGGGCGTTCATCCTACTTTCGGTTAAGGGTACGTATAACCAGACCGGCATCGCTGCGAACTTCTTGCGTAAATACGCCATTAAAGTCACCCCCGGCTTCTACAATTATGTCGGTTATGCTGCTGGAGTTCCAGCAGGGCGCAATATCCGCATCTACACAGAACCATATGTCGTCGCTGGGCAGACCGCCGCGATGCGCGTGTCCCGCTATATGCAGGGGCATGATGGTGGGTATTCCTACATTGGTAATCCCGCTAACCTACTTACCGCGCGAGGTATGACGGCTGGGGTCGGCGCGTATGCAACCGCTGGGCAGTCTGCAGGTATTGTTGCTGCACGCTTCATGACTGGTGGGGTCGGCGCGTATGCCTATACTGGCCTCGCCGCAAATTTCAAACGCGGTGTATACTTTGGACTTAGCACCGGCGCTTATACCTATGCAGGTAATGTCGCTAGACTGGTTCACAACTATCCGTTCCCCCTTGCAACTGGGGCGTATCAAATCTCTGGCGCTTCGGCCAATATGTTCTTCTCCCAGTATTTTACTGGGGATATGGAGTTCATGTACGCTGACCAAGAGCTTCGGACGCTTACCGTACCGGGGCCAGCGGACAGGAACGCCACATATAAATCCGCAATGATAGTGGAACCGGAGGAGCAGGTGATGTATGTTCCTTCTAAAGATTTCACCGCCGAAGACCCCGTCCATACGGACCTTCAGCTCGAACCCAGACAGAGGGCGCTCGTATGAGGCTTGGCAGCTTTGTAAAAACCCCCATCGAGCGTAAACGCTACGCTATCGACTATACGGATTGGCTGGACACCGGAGAGACCCTCTCGACGGTCACCTACAACATCCCAAATGTCACAACCCCGCCACTAGTCGTTGATGCAAGCTCTATCGACGCAACCAATAAGATTGCTGTGTTCTTCATAAATGGCGGCCTTAACACCCGCCAATATACGGTTGAAGTAACTGCCACGACATCAGGTGGGCAGATCAAAGAAGACACAGTCCAGTTCAATGTGAGGGACGTGTCATGATTGAGAAGCTCATTGCCCGCGTTTTTGCCACGCGAAACGCAGCACACATCGCGCATTGGAAAGCTAAAGGCATGGGGTCATATGCAAAGCATGTGGCCCTTGGCGAGTTCTATGACGCCATCCTCAACCAACTCGATGAGATCGTTGAGATCCATCAAGGTGCATTCGGCCTTATCGACGCCGTTACCTTCCCCGGTATAACCGCGAGCCCTGCTGGGATCGTCGAGCATATCAAGGAAGAAGCTCAGTGGCTTGAAGATAACCGCAGTGTAATCGCTGAGGGTATCTGTGCAATTGAGAACCAAGTCGATGAACTTACTGGCATCTATCTAAAGTCTTACTACAAACTTAAAAACTTGCAGTGAGGCTATTATGGTGGCGATAGCAATGGCAAACATTAACGAAACAGAAGCGCGACTGAACTCGCATGAAGAGGTCTGCAAAATTAGATACGAGAGCATCAATGCTCGTTTGAAGCGTATCGAGCATATCCTTATGGGCTCAGCAGCATTCATCATCATGACGTTGATGGCGATTGCATTCAAACTGCCACACTGATGCTTGATCCCTTCACCATACTTGCCACCGCTAAGGCGGCAACTGAAGGCATCAAGCAGGCGATTGCGCTCGGCAAAGATGTCCACTCATTGGTGAAGGATATGTCTTCGTTGATGGGGGCGGAGGCCGACCTTGCAAAGTTGGCGGCTGACCCTCCAAGAGGGTGGGGCGTTCAGGGCAGCGCGGAGGAGATTGCGTTACAAGCCCTGACAGCACGCAAACAAGTCGAAGCGTTGAAACAGCAAGTCCAAAATGAACTAGTCGCTCAATACGGCCTGCGCATTATGGACGAACTTAACCGCGAAATTACTGAGGTCCGCAAAAAGCAAAAAGCTGCGGCGCTCAAAGCAGCAAAGGAACGGGAAGAGTTTGTGCGGATGATGATGTGGGCCGTGCCCGCCGTCGGTATCCCGCTTATTCTTTTAATTGTTGTCGCTGTCGCAATCATCACGCACTAAGGGAGTTGGCTATGCGCATGAGTGACGCTGGCATCGACACGATGCTCAAGAAGTTTGAAGGTTGTAAACTCAAAGCGTACCGCTGCCCCGCAGGTATTTTAACGATTGGTTACGGCCATACCTCAGCAGCAGGTGGGCTCGAAGTAACTGAAGGTTTGGCTATCACTCAGGATGAAGCTCTTGAATTGCTGCATAGCGACCTCAAAAAATACGAAGACGGCGTGAAAAATCTTGTGAAGGTAGAGCTTACCCAGAACCAGTTCGACGTGCTGGTAGACTTTGCGTACAACGCAGGGCTCGGCAATTTGAAGACTTCAACTTTGCTTAAGAAGGTCAATGCTGGCGACTTTGATGCCGTGCCAGACGAACTTATGAAGTGGACCAAAGGCGGTGGTAAGGTGTTGCCGGGTCTGGTCAAACGCCGCCAAGCCGAAGCTGTGTGGTGGCGGGCGCATGAGCATCACTCTGATGACCACCACGACCATCGCACTGAGCCGGATACTGTACCTGCAAAAAAGATGGTTGAGAGCAAACAAGGTAACAGCGCCATCGCTGTTGGCGCACTTGGTTCTGTTGGCGCTGCTAAGGAAGTGGTTGAACAGGTACAGGAAGCCAACGATTTGTTTGGCACCGTGATGGGCTTATTCAGCAATCCACAGTTCTTGATGATGGCCGCAGTCGTTGGGCTCGGTGCAGCGATTTGGTACTGGCGCAAGAAACATATGGAGGCGCATGGTGTTTAGCCTGCTGTTCACTCCGCTTGGTCGATACGCCATTATTGGAGCTATCATTGTGATGGCTCTGGGTGGCATTTATGTTAAGATCCGCGCCGACGCGATTGCTGAAGTTGAAGCAAAGGCAACGGCTGATGCTCTTGGGAGAGTTCAAGATGCGGTTAGGGCTGGTGATGCTATCGACACTTCTCCTGACGGGCTGCTTAAAAACGACGGGCACCGTCGAGACTAATCTTGCCGCGTGCTCCGTGTGGCGCGACATTTCGTGGTCCTCCAAGGACACCCCCCAAACCATCACAGAAGTGAAGGTTAATAACGCCCGTCGTGAGGGCTACTGCAAAGGAGAGAAGTAATGGCTAAGGCAATGAGCAAGATGCCCTTCGGCGGTAAGATGGCAAAGCCCTTCGGTGGCAAGGAGAAGGGTAAAGAAGAAAAGATGGAAAAGAAGATGGGCAAGAAAGCCTATATGGCTGGTGAAGCCAAAGAGAAGAAGATGGGCGTTACCAAGATGGGCGCTTATAAGTCTGGTGGCATGGTCAAGGGTCGTAAGGGCTGCTAATGGCTAAGAACTGGATCAAGGGAGCTATCGGCAAACCCGGTCAGCTCCATAAGGATCTTGGCGTTCCGAAGGGCGAGAAGATCCCCAAGGCGCAGCTCGCCGCTGCAGCAAAGAAACCCGGCAAGGTCGGCCAGCGCGCCCGCCTTGCGGTTACCCTGAGCAAGATGCGCAAAGGAAAGTGATATGGCTAAGACCCCAGCGTGGCAGCGCAAAGAAGGCAAAAACCCCTCTGGTGGTCTTAACGCCAAAGGTCGCGCATCGTATAATAAAGCCAATCCCGGCAAGCCCGGCCTCAAAGCTCCGCAGCCGGAAGGTGGTTCCCGCCGCGATAGCTTCTGTGCCCGGATGAAAGGGATGAAGAAGAAACTCACGTCGGCAAAGACAGCGAACGATCCAAACTCTCGGATCAATAAGTCGCTTCGTGCATGGAATTGCTGATATGACTAAACGCGACCCGCTCACTTTCCCAAAGCTGAGGACATCGTTTGACACGATGTATCGGGCGCTTAAAGATAACACCAAGCAACCATTTATCGGTGTTACTCAGGGTGGGTCCAGCCGAAAGTTCTCTGGTGCAAAACCAGCAGCGACGATTGGTCAGGCCACTAAAAAACGTAAGTAGGAGACACACATGGCACGTAAACCCGTGACGGTTGAAGAGACCGTAGAAGCTACTGAAGTTGTGGTGAACGAGCAGGCTCCGGCAGAAGCCGAGCGTGCATTGTCGCCGCAGACGCTTGCAGAAATGGAAGCTGGTCGCAAGGCATTGGCTGCTCATGCTGCCAGCTCCAAGGCTGAAACTGAGAAGTAATACGAGGGCGACCTATGGTTGCGATCAAGCTCAACGCATTTGGCGGAACCATTCCGTCTACGGATGACCGTCTGCTGCCAGATAACATGGCAGCATATGCGCAGAATGCTTGGTTGTATTCTGGTCTGCTGCAGGGGTTTCGGTCCCCTAAGCTTCTGCATACATGCGCTTCAGCAACCACGAAGCGCGTGTATCGCATCCCCAAACAATATGTCGACCAAGATCATATGGCCGACAGCTATTGGCTTGAGTTCCCCTACAAGGATGTGGATGTTATCCACACCCCCACGGCGAATGACAGCTATGAGCGGTATTACTGGGCCGGTGATCCCGGCGGCGGCGTTACTTTTGTGCCGCAGTACAACACGATGGCTCGCATCGCTGCGGGCAGTCCGGCGTTCAAACTGGGTGTCCCTGCCCCTACCGTGGCTCCCGGTGTAACGCACTCGGGCGGCTCTGGTCCGGCGGTCAGTCGCTCTTATGTCTACACTTGGGTGACGGCATATGGCGAGGAAGGCCCGCCAAGCCCGCCAACCGTTTATTCTGCCAACATAAATGCAACTTGGAATATCACGCTCACTGCTCCCACCAGTGGGGACACGACCGGGCGCAACCTCTCGACGGTTCGCATCTACCGCACCATCACATCAACGGCTGGTGTTGCCACTTACTTTCTAGTGACCGAACTGAGCAACACAGTCACCGCCTACAATGACACGGCGCTCGACAGTGCTATTTCCGGTAATAACCAACTCCAGAGCACCAACTGGACCGCCCCGCCGTCTGACCTCAAGGGCATGACCTCGATGTCCAACGGGATGGTCATCGGTTTTC